GCCGCCCGCGCCATCAAGGAACTGTTCCCGCCGCAGGGGCCGGTCAAGGATCTCATCCCCGGCGAGCCGACGGCCGACAAGGTCAAGAAGGCCAAGCGCAAGACGACGTTCATGAACTGGCAGCTCACCGTGCAGAGCAGCGAGTTCCGCGCCGAGCTGGAGCAGTTGCTCACTCAGGTGCCGCTGGGCGGCGCGCAGTACATGAAGGTCACGTGGAAGGAAGACCGCAACCGGCCGGAGTTCCTGTTCGTCGCGATCGACGACCTCTACCTGCCGTTCGCCGCGACCAACTTCTACACGGCGCAGCGCAAGACGCACGTGCAGTATCTGACGGCCGTGGACTACCAGCGCCGCGTCAAGAGCGGCATGTACCGCGACGTGGATCTCGGCCCGGTCAGCATGGAGCCCGAGTACAGCGTCGCCGAGAAGGCGAACAACAAGATCGAGGGCCGCGAAGAGACCAGCTACAACGAGGACGGCCTCCGCACCGTCTACGAGGTGTACACCATCGCCGCGCTCGAGGACGACGAGGCGCTGCCGTACATCATCAGCATCGACAAGCCGTCGGGCAAGGTGCTGTCGATCTACCGCAACTGGGACGAGCTGGACGAGGCGCAGGAAGAGCTGCAGTGGTTCGTCGAGTTCCCCTTCGTGCCGTGGCGCGGCGCGTACCCGATCGGCCTGCCGCACATGGTCGGCGGTCTGGCGGCCGCCGCGACGGGCGCACTGCGCGCCCTGCTCGACAGCGCGCACATCAGCAACAGCCAGACCATGCTCAAGCTCAAGGGCGGCAGCAAGGGCGGGCAGAGCCTTGAGATCCAACCGACGCAGGTGATGGAGATCGAGGGCGGCATGGCGGCGGACGACATCCGCAAGCTGATCATGCCGCTGCCGTACAACCAGCCGTCGCCGGTACTGTTCTCGCTGCTCGGCTTCTTGGTCGATGCGGGCAAGGGCGTCATCCGCACCAGCATGGAGGACATCGCCGACGGCAACGCCAACGCGCCGGTCGGCACGACGCTCGCCAAGATCGAGCAGGGCATGGTGGTGTTCAGCGCCATCCACGCCCGCCTGCACAACTCGATGGCAAAGCTGCTGGCCATCCTGCACCGCCTCAACGCCATGTACCTCGACGACGAGGACACTGACGCCGAGGTGGGCGAGGAGCTGGCCACGCGCGCCGACTTCGAAGGCCCGCTCGACGTGGTGCCGGTCAGCGACCCGAACATCTTCAGCGAGACGCAGCGCTTCGCGCAGGTGCAGGCGGTGGCCCAGCGCGCCGCGCAGTTGCCGCAGCTCTACAACCTGCGGAAGGTCGAGGAGCGCATCCTCGAGACGCTCAAAATCCCCAACGCCAAGGAGCTGCTCAACCCGGCGATGGAGCCGAAGGAGCAGAACGCCGTCAACGAGAACGTGGCGGCAACCATGGGCCGGCCGATCGTGGCCTTCCCCGAGCAGGATCACATCGCCCACCTCAAGACGCACCTCGCCTACCTGATGTCGCCCGCGCTGGGCATGAACCCGCTCATCGCGCCAACGTTCATCCCGGCGATCCTCAACCACATCAAGGAGCACATCGCGATGTGGTACGCCTCGAGCGTGTTCGATCTGGGCACCGAGGCAACGGGCGGCGTGGATCTCGGCGACCTGCTCAAGCAGTTGAAGACGGCCGACGACAAGCGCGCCTTCGACGGCATGCTGGCCGAGGCGTCGCAGACCGTGGTGCAGGAGGCGGGCAACGTGTTCGCGGCGCTGCCGCCCGTCATCCAGCAGGCGCAGCAGGTCATGCAGTCGTTCGCACCGCAGCCGCCGGTTGATCCGAGCGTCCAGTTGGCGCAGGCGCAACTGCAGGCACAGGCCCAGCGTGACGCGCAGCGTGCGCAGCTCGACGCGCAGCGCCTGCAGCTCACGGCCGCCCAGAGCCAGCAGAAGGCGCAGGCCGATGCGGCCAAGATGCAGCAGGATGCCGCCGCCGACCAGCAGCGCACCCAGCTCGATGTGGCCAAGATGCAGCTCGACGCGCAGCAGGAGCAGGCGCGCCTCGCGCTGGCGCAGCAGGCCGAGCAGGCGGAGACCGAGCGCAGCATGGCCGAGATGCAGGTGCGTCAGGCGATGAACACGCAGGACAACCTGACGGCCATGGAGCTGGCGCAACTGGAAGTCGAGACGGGTGAGCGCTTCGGCGTCAGCACCGGCACCGGCATCAACCCGTAACGAGGAGACTGACATGAACGACACCAAGGGCAAGCCCGTCAGCAAAGACGCCATCCCGATGCACAAGAAGCTGGCGATGGGTCAGCCCGTTGATACGGGCGCTGGCAAGGGCGCAATGGGCGGCAAGAACCCGCCTAGCTGCAAGCCGTGAGAATTGAGGTTCTGCTGCAGCGTCTGGAGCAATCGCAGGCCGATCTGGCACGCGATGCGCTGGAGCAGCCTCAAGGCCGCGACACGTTCGAGTACGGGCGCGTCGTCGGCATTTACGCCGGTCTTGAGCTGGCCAAGAGCGTGTTGATCGACACGGTCGCGGAGAAAGAGCGAAAAGACTTCAACCTCTAACCTTGAGCGGAGGAGCACCCGTGCAAGACTACGTCATGAACAAAGTGCAGTTTGAGTATTCCGGTATCGATGAGGCCTTCCCGGCCGTCGATCCCGGCGTGAAGCCCTTCGGCAGCCGCGTGCTGTGCCAGATCCGTCTGGCCAAGAAGAAGACGAAGGGCGGCATCATCCTCACCGGCGACACCAAGGACACCGAAACGTGGAACACGCAGGTGGCCAAGGTCGTGGCCGTTGGTGATCTGGCCTTCAAGAACCGCAACACGCAAGAGCCGTGGCCGGAGGGCTCGTGGGCTACGCCGGGGGACTTCGTCCGCGTCCCCAAATATGGCGGCGACAAGTGGACGGTCAAAATCGACGACGATCAGGAAGTGATCTTCGTCATTCTCAACGATCTGGATCTGATCGGCGTAGTCACGGGCGATCCGCTCGCGATGAAGGCGTTCGTCTGATCCATAAGGCTGAAAGGAGCCGATCATGGCTGATACAGTAGACGAAAAGGATGACGACATCGTCATCGTAGAGACGGACGGCACCGAGCAGGTTGAGCAGCCCGAGGTGCAGGACGACGATGAGGACGATGACGACGACAGTCGCATGGGCACGTCCGAGGACGACTCCGAGGACGAGATCGTCGACAAGACGAAGAAGAACCGCGACAGCCGCGTCAAGCGCCGCCAGTTGCAGAAAGTGGCCAAGGAGCGCTCGCAGCAGGAGCTGGCCTATCTGCGCGAGCAGAACGCCGAACTCATGCGCCGCATGGCTGCGGTCGAGGGCAACACGCTGACGCAGAACGCGGCCGGCGTGCAGCAGCAACTGCAGCAGGCGCTGGCCGAGGCCCGGCAGGCCGAGCAGATCATGGCCCGCGCGATCGAGGCCGGCAACGGTGAGGACGCCGCGACCGCGCTCCGCATCCGCGACGAGGCCAAGGAGCGCGCCGCGCAGCTTTCTGCGTACAAGGATCGCTTCGAGGCCGCCGCCAAGGAGGCGACCACGCCGCGCGCCGACCCGCGCGTGACGAACTACGCGCAGCAGTGGCTGTCGGCCAACTCGTGGTACGACCCGCAGGGCCGCGACGAGGACAGCGCCATCACCAAAGCGATCGACAACGCTCTGGCGCGCGAGGGCTGGAACCCCGCGAGCGAGGAGTATTGGCACGAGCTGACGCGCCGCGTGGCCAACCGCATCGGCGACGGAGAGGCAGAAGCACCTGCGCGCAACGCCAAGCGCAAGGCTCCGCCGACCGGCAGCGGCCGCGAATACGCACCGCCGAGCACCAAGAACGAAGTAGTAGTGACACCTGAGCGGAAACAGGCTATGTTAGACGCTGGCGTTTGGGACGATCCTGTCGCTCGCAAGCGCTACCTGAAGGCGTATCAGGACTACGACCGCAACACAGCTCGCTGAAAAGGAGAGAGCTAATGTCTGAAGAACGTATGGATGATCGCCTGAAGAAGGAACTGGGTGTTAGTCGGCAACCCCGTGAGACGCAGGATCGGCGCACGACGCAGAACCGCGAAATCTCGGAAGATGACCGGCTCGCGATGTTCCGAATGCAGTTGTACAACGATGCTCTACCCAACATTCCAGATATCCCCGGATATCATGTGTGCTGGCTGACGACGACGAACAATGGCGACACGATCCAACACCGCCTGCGTCTGGGCTACGAACTCATTCGTGCCGAGGACGCTCCGGGGATGGAACTGGTCACCATGCAGACCGGCGAGTATGCCGGCTGCGTTGCCGTCAAGGAAATGATCGCGGCTAAGCTGCCCTTGTCCCTGTACTACAGGTACATGCAGGAAGCTCACCACGACGCACCCATGCGCGAGGAGAACAAGCTCGAGGAAACCGCGCAGATGATGCGCGAGCAAGCCGAGCGTTCTGGCGGTCGTCTCGTCGAAGAGGACGACGTGCGGGGAGGGTATGGTTCAAACCCGGCAAAGGGCCTTTTCGCCTGATGCCTACCGAAACCCTTTTTTACGGAAACAGGCTCATGTCTGCCACGGTCAATGCACCGTTCGGTCTGCGCCCGTCGTACTCGCCAAGTGGTGTGATCCGTCCCACCGCCTTCACGATTGCGTCGGCGTATGCCCAGAACATCTTCCAAAACCAGCCCGTCCGTATCGCCCCCACCACCACCGGTGGCGAAACTGAAGGCAACATCGTCGCCGCCGCTGTTGGTGCCGCCTTCATCGGCGTCTTTCAGGGCGTCGAGTTCACCGATGGCGAAGGTCGCCGCCGCGTGTCCAACCGCTGGTTGGCCTCGACGGTTGCCACCGAGATCACGGCGTACGCCACGCTTGACCCGACCATCTTCTACGAGATCCAGAGCAACGCCGCTCTGACCGTGGCTGATATCGGCAAGCAGTACGACCTGACTGCCATCTCCGGCAACACCACCACCGGCCTGAGCACTCAGGCTCTGGACGTTGCCTCCGCCGCCGCCAATGCTTCTGTCCGTCTCGTGGGCGTCACGCCCGGCCCGGACAACGCCTTCGGCGACACCTATGTCATCGCGCAGGTTCAGATCAGCGAACATCAGTTCGTTGCTGACAAAGCTGCCATCTAATTAGGAGGGCTTGAACAATGGCTACGCCTATGCGTTCAACCGACTTTCGTTCAATCGTCGAACCGATCCTGAACGAAGAGTTCAATGGCATCTATGATCAGCGCGCTGACGAGTGGTCGCAGGTCTTCAAGGAGTTCAAGGGCATCCCCCGGAACTACCATGAAGAGCCGGTGCTCTACGGCTTCGGTGCCGCCCCGGAACTGCCGGATGGCATGCCGGTCACCTACCAGTCGGGCGGCGTGCTGTTCATCCAGCGCTACGTCTATCGCGTCTACGGTCTGGCTTTCGCCCTGACCAAGGTGCTGGTGGAAGACGGCGATCACATTCGTATCGGTCAGACCTATGCGCGTCACCTCGCGCAGTCGCTGATCGAGACGAAGGAAACGCTGGGTGCCAACGTCCTGAACCGTGCCTTCAACGGCGCGTATCCGGGCGGCGACGGCGTGTCGCTGGTGGCCAACAACCACCCGACCGCCAACGGCACGTTCAGCAACCAGCTCAACGTGGCTGCGGCTCTGTCGCAGACCTCGCTGGAGCAGTTGCTGATCCAGATCCGCAACGCTGTTGACAACAACGGCAAGCGTATCCGCCTAACGCCGAAGAAGATCGTGACCGGCCCGTCGAACGTCTTCCAAGCCGAAGTGCTGCTGAAGAGCGTCCTGCGTGCAGGCACTGCCGACAATGATATCAACCCAGTCAAAAGTCTCGGGTTGCTCACTGAAGGTCAGGCCAACCTGTCGCGTATCACCTCCAACACGGCCTTCTGGGTCGAGACCGACGCGCCGGAAGGCCTCAAGCTCGCGATGCGTCGCGGCCTCGAGAAGTCGATGGAAGGTGACTTCGAAACCGACAGCATGCGCTACAAGGCAACCGAGCGTTATGCGTTTGGTTGGACTGACCCCCGTGGCGTGTTCGGAACACCCGGTATCTGATAAGTACTTAAGAAGCAACGCTTTTTAGGAAATTGCAAAACGTCTCCTCCGGTATTAGGCTACAAACCTAACTACCGGAGGAGATTTTTTTATGCCTTGTCAGATTGGCTGCTGCACCCGCCCGCACAAAGCGCGCGGCCTTTGCCAGACGCACTACGCCCAGCGTTTGCGGGGCTCAGACTTTTCGCCCATCCGCAGCCGTGTCTGCGAAAAACCGCCTGAGTGCACCGAGGACGGTTGCTCGGAGCCGGTTAAGGCTAAGGGCCTGTGCAAGGCGCACTATCAGCGCTTCTTGCGGCACGGGCACACCCGCTACCGCGATCGCAAGAAGCCAGCGAAGCAGTGCGTGATCGATGGCTGCGACAACGTCCTGTACGCCAAGAGCCTGTGCCACCCGCACTACGCTAAGCAGCGCAAGTGGCAGGCCTACGGCGTTGACGCCACCCGCTATCAGGAGATGCTGCGCGAGCAGAAGGGCGTCTGCGCTATCTGCAGCCAACCCGAGAAGATCACCGACAACGCGTCCGGCAAGTTCAAGGATCTCGCCGTCGATCACGACCACGTCACTGGCGCTGTCCGGGCGTTGCTCTGCTCGGCCTGCAACACCGCGATCGGCCTCTTCAACGATGACGAAGGGCTACTAGCCAAGGCACAAACGTATGTGCTATATCATAGGCAATCTGGGCAAACCCCAGCTTGTCAGACCGGCCCAGCGGACGATGCACAGACTGACAGGCGACTTGTGCATAAGGACTGATCATGGCTTCGACCACATTCTCCGGCCCGGTCACCTCGACCAACGGCTTCATCGGCAACGTCACCGGCGACTTGGTTGCCACCAATCAGGCGCTGTCCGGCGCGGGCGCGGTCAACGTGACCGACATGCTCACTTCGCTGACCTCGACGGGCGCGGCGCAGGCCCTGACCTTGGCCAACGGTGTCGTGGGCCAGATCAAGATCATCAGCCACGTGGTTGACGGCGGTTCGGCCGTGCTGACCCCCACCACCAAGATCGGCTTCACCACCATCACGTTCACGAACGTGGGCGACAGCGCGATGTTGATCTACACCGTTTCGGGTTGGGACATCGTCGCCCTGAACGGCGCGGTCGCCGCGTAATTGGCACGAGAGCAGGCCGGGCGAATGGAAGTGCGCTCGGCCTGCTCTCTAGCATAGAAGGACACGCCCATGCGTCCAATTGAGCAGACGATCACGGTGAACGGCGCGTCTACCGGCACGTGGTGGCCGCTGGACATCTACACGCCCAATCAGGTGACGACCATTTCGGTCACGCTGGTGAGCGGCAGCGCGAACTACACCGTGCAGTACACCAACGAAGATCCGTTCAACACGTCGATCACCCAGCAGGCCGTGTCGCACCCCGTTGCCGCGCTTGTCGGCGCTACGGCCAGCCAGACCGGGTTCACGACCACGCTGATGCGCGCCGTGCGTATCAACACCGCTTCGGGCACCGGCGTTCTGCGCGTAACCGTGGTTCAGCAATCCACCGCCTAAGAGGGTCGCCGCATGGCTAACGTCAAGATTACGGATCTCACCGCAGCCACCACGCCGCTAGCCGGCACGGAGCTGTTTGAGACGGTGCAGGGCGGATCGAGCAAGAAGGTGGCGGCGAGCGCGATCGGCAACAGCGCCACGGCGGTGCCGTTCCTGTCTCTGGCCGGCCGTGCGTACATCTCGGCTAACAGCACGACTGACCAGACCGGCAGCGTCTCGGTGGCAACTGCGGTGCGACTTGAGAATACTGTGTTCTCCAGCGGCATCAGCATTACCAACGACGGCAGCGGCAATCCGACGCGCATCACTTTTGCGGTTGCGGGCACCTACGCCCTCGCGCCGAGCATCCAATTCAAGAACACGGATGCTGCCGACCACGACGCCACGTTCTGGTTCCGCAAGAACGGCACCAACATCGCCAACTCCGCCAGCATCGTGAACATCCCCAAGGCGGCAGACGGCGGCGCGACGCTGGCCCAGATCGTCGTTTACGAGCAGGTGACGGCGGGTCAGTACATCGAGATCATGTGGCTGCCTGAGAACGCGGCCGTGACGCTCGACTATATCGCCGCCGGCGCGATTGCCCCAGCCATCCCGTCCGTCATCCTCGCCGCTGAGCGGATCGCCTGATGGCCGGCGGTTTTGCCTTCGACCTGAACGCAATGCGGGCGCGGGACGAGATCAATGACGCCCTGAGCGTGTCTCAGCGCCCGAATATGGGCCAGATGCCGGCTGATCCGAGCCTTCTGCAGCGGTTGTCGCAGCGCGTGAACGTGCAGGCCACACCGCAGATGCAGCAAATGAACGTAAATGCGCCTCTGGGCGGCGGTTTTAGCGCCAATCTGGGCGTCGAGCGCATGGGCGCGCAGCCGAACATGCCCGTGATGCGGCCGCAGGTGACAAATATGGGCGTCGGCTACCAATCTCCCGGCTTTTCGGCCGATGTCGGCTACAATCCGGCGCAGCGCGGCATCAGCGCGGGCGTTCGGATGCCGTTTAAGCGCGGCGGACACGTCAGCGGCGACGATTTCGCCGTCAAGCGCGACGAATACGCCTCCGGGGGCGGCGCGTGGACGCGAAAAGAGGGCAAAAACCCGGAAGGTGGCCTCAATGCCAAGGGCCGCGCCTCGCTCAAGGCGCAGGGGCAGGACATCAAGCCGCCCGTGAGCGCAAAACAGGCCAAAAAGTCACCCAAAGCGGCCGCGCGGCGCAAGAGCTTCTGCGCTCGGTCGGCCGGTCAGGCAAAAATGTTCCCCAACGCTGCGCGCGATCCCGATAGCCGCCTCAACAAAGCGAGGCGAAAATGGGAGTGCTGACCGTTACTTGCCGCAAATGCGGCGAGGAAAAGGCATTAGACGCGGAAAACTTTCCGCCGCATAAACAAACCAAATCTGGCTTCGATAGCTGGTGCCGTCCTTGCCGGCGGGCGTACAGAAAGCTGTATCGGCGGCTCAGCGGCGTCCGCCCAGACCAAGAACACATGGTCGGGGTAGCTCGAAACGTAACCGCGTGTGTCATATGCGGTGACCCTGATAGTTTGGTGGTTGATCACGACCACCGCACAGGGCGCGTGCGCGGGGCGCTTTGCCAGCGGTGCAACATGGGCCTTGGGCATTTCCGGGACGATCCCGAACTTCTTGAGTTTGCGGCAATGTATTTGCGCGGGGAGTGTGCCTGCGGCGAGTGCCAACCTTCTTGGGGAGGTCGGCCTGACGAGCCCAATTTTGTGCAGGAGGTTGCATGAGCGATTTCGCTGTGAAGCCCGTGTGGGACAAGAAGCGTCCCAAGGATCTCGACAAACCGAAGAGCCTGTCGGTCAAGAAGAAGAAGTCCGCGAAGGCGCGTGCGGCTGCGGCCGGCCGCCCCTACCCCAACCTCGTCGACAACATGGCAGCAGCTCGCAAGAAAGGTAAGTGACATGGACGGCTTCAAAGACAGCACCAAGATGAAGTACATGGGCGGCGGCATGGTCGGCGGCTACGCCAAGGGCGGCAGCGCCAAGGCTGGTGCCAAGATCGCCAAAGTCATGGGCGAGTTCAAGAAGGGCGAGCTGCACAGTGGCTCGAAGGAAGGCCCGAAGGTCAAGAGCCCGAAGCAGGCGATGGCGATTGCCATGAGCGAAGCCGGCAAGGCCCCGATGAAGAAGGGCGGCGGCGGTGACGTGAAGATGCCCTCGCCCGCCGAGAGCGCAGCCAGCGGCAACCGCATGGCCGAGATGGAGGCCAAGGAAGAGCGCATGCTGATGCGGCGCGCTCCGGGCGTGGGTTCCGTGACTGAGCGCGACAAGCGCGAGATGAAGAAGCGCGTGCCGGCCACGCGCCGCGAGCCGATGCTGCCGCCGGTGGGCGAGAGCGTGAAGAGCGGCAACCGCATGTCGGCTCAGGAAGGTGCCGAGGCGCGGAAGATGCAGACCGGCGGCAAGGTTTCGCCGATGGACAAGTACAAACAAGTTCAGGCACGCTTGGCGCAGGCGAAAGCCGAGGCCCAAGCGGCGGCCATGAAGCGCCCGATGGCGGCGAAAAGCACGCCGCAGGCGGCAATTCCGTCAGTTGCGGCTAGAATTGGCTCCAGTCTCGGCGGTATGGGCCGCTCGCCGGGTTTTGTAAATCCGCCTAGTATGATGCTGGGCCGCAACATGCCGGCCCCTGATTACAATCAAGGCACGTCCTCGGTTGACCCTCGCCGGGCAATGGGCCTCAAGAAGGGCGGCCTCGCCGTCATGCCAAAAGGTAAGTGAACGCCGCCCGGATTTGTGGTAGGGCACTGATCAGGACAGGAGTGTAGACCATGGCAAACGCATTGTACCCCAAGTGGAAGGAGCAACTGCTCCAGTTCACTGCGAACAACAACCTGAGCGCGGGGACGGTGAAGGTTGCCTTG